CACTGACATACCAAACGGTATGAAGATGTTTGAGCGTACTGCGCTAGAAACGTCTATGGATGGTGATTTTGATACGGGTAACGTGCGCTATAAAGCGCGTGAGAGATACTCTTTCGGCGTATCAGATCCGTTGGGAATTTACGGATCTCCCGGCTCTAGCTAGAGCAACTTAAATGAACGGGGCTACCTTCGGGTGGCCCTTGTTCTTTTCCTGACTAATTGTTCCACGTGGAACATTTAGACTAACCCAGACAGGAGATTACAATGGGTACTACGACTTTCACGGGTGCGATTCGTTCTGAAAGCACCTTCAAAACTGTAAGCAAAAACAGCACCTCTGGTGCTATTACTGAGGTTATAACTGTTGGTGACGGCCCCGTTAGCCTTGCTGATAGCAATGTAACTTTAACCAACGCCACTCACAGTGGGCGAATATTGCTTGTTCCTGATGGTGGACAAGACAACACCTACACCCTGCCAGCGCCTATCGCTGGATCTGTGTTTAGGTTTGTTTACGCAGGTGGTGCTGCTGACGCAACTGATGCACTTATCATCACACCCGGAAACACTAATTTTTACATTGGTGGTGTGACCTTGTTGGACACAGATGGTGACTCAATCAGCAGTGTTTTTTCTAATGGAAGCTCAAACAGCAGTATTCAATTAAATGTTCCTGCTGGATTTGACGTAACCATTGTTGGTTTGAACACGACGAATTATCAAATCTTCGGAAATGTTACAAGCACAACTGCCCCCGCATTTGCTGACCAATAGTAGGAGGCAATCATGGCTGACGCAGTAGCAACACAAACCATTGAGGATGGCGGCAGCACCGCCATTTTCAGGTTTACAAATGTTAGTGATGGTAGTGGCGAGGCAGCAGTTACTAAAATTGATGTTTCTGGCCTAACCGCTGACCCAATGACGGGCGCGGCGTGTACATCTGTTGTCATCCAAAAGATTTATTACTCATGCATTGGTATGGGTGTAAAGATTTTCTTTGATGCAACTACTGATGTGCTTGCTTGGCAGCTAAACGCGGATTGGTCTGACACCCTTGATTTCACTGACTTCAGCGGTATCCCAGACACAGAAGCGAGCGGCACCACTGGTGATATCAAATTTACCACAGTGGGTCATTCTAGTGGCGATGTGTACAACATCGTTATGCAGGTTCGCAAGAGATACTAGTAATAGCTGTGGCTAGAAACTACAAAGAAGAATATAAGGATTTCCATTCAAAGCCTGACCAGAAGAAGCGTCGAGCGGGGCGCAATGCTGCAAGACGCAAGATGGCTGCTGCTGGCAAGGTTAAGAAGGGTGACGGCAAAGACGTTCATCACAAGGATGGAAATTCCTTAAACAACAAGAAAAAGAATCTTCGCGTAGAGTCTAGGTCAAAGAACAGGGCTAGAAAGAAATGAGCTTAACTGACGCTGAGAAAAACAGACTCAAGAAGGTTGGGCTTACAGGTCTTAACAAGCCTAAACGCACACCAAGTCACGCCACTAAGAAGGCTGTGGTGGCTGTACGCGATGGTAGCAAGATGAAGATCATCAGGTTTGGTGATCAGAAGATGGGCCACAACTACAGTGCGGAGGCTCGCAAGAGTTTCAAAGCTCGCCACGGAAAAAATATTGCTAAGGGGAAAACTAGCGCAGCCTACTGGGCAAATAAGGTTTTTTGGAGCGGCAAGGGTGGCAGCAAGAAGTCTCCACCTAAGTCTCAAAAACAAAAGTTTGGTAGAAGCTAATGCCTATTAGTCGAGCGCAAATGGGCAAGCAGATCAAAAACGCGCCTGCCAAAAAGAAGCGGGTTTCCAAAAAGAAAACAAAGGCTAGGAGGCCGTAATGGCTGTAAGCGGTACATTTGCGTTTAACTTAGACCTTTCTGATGCTATGGAAGAGGCGTTTGAGCGTGCTGGCCTAGAGCTTCGTAGTGGTTACGATTACAGGACTGCTCGCAGAAGCATAAATCTGCTAATGCTAGAGTGGCAGAACCGTGGTCTTAACTTATGGACTGTCAAAGAAGGCACACAAGCCTTGACCTCTGGCACTTCAGCTTATGCTCTTGATGCAAAGATATTTGACATCATAGAGGCGTTTGTTCGTATTAACGCTGGCAGCACCACTACTCAGCAAGATCAAACATTGACTAGGATATCTGTAAGCCAATACGCGCATATCTCAACCAAGCTTTCTGAGAGCAAGCCTTTGCAGTATCAGATTGACAAAGCGCCGTCGCAGATCACTGTGAATCTTTGGCCTGTTCCAGATAAATCTACTTATACGCTGGTTTATTATTACCTAGAGCGCATAGATGATGCAGGTTCTGTTGCCTCAAATAACATGGACGTTCCAGCAAGATTTCTACCTTGTTTGGTTGCTGGTCTTGCATATCAACTTACGCTGAAGTTTCCAACTGCCAGTGATCGTTCTGCTGTTTTGAAGGCTGATTACGAAGAACAGTGGAACCTAGCTGCCGACGCAGACAGGGAGAAAGCATCCTTGTACGTCGCCCCGTTCATATCAAGTAGTTTGTAACATGAGCGCCTTTGCAAGCGGCAAACATGCTTTTGGATTTTGCGACCTGACTGGGTTTAGGTATCCGTTAAAAGACCTTGTGCCACAAATAGTTGATGGCAGACCAACAGGGTTGAGGGTTGGAAAGGACGTTAATAGTCCTGATCAGCCTCAATTAAAGCTAGGGCGAATAAGGATGGATGATCCTCAAGCTCTAAGAAACCCAAGGCCAGATCAAGGATTAGATGAAAGCAGGATACTGTCTTCGTTTGACCCTGTAGGTCAGGTTGGGCTGGAGATGTTTGGTAGCGTTGGCACAGTAACAGTGAGTACAAGTTAATGGCTTTTACATTTACAACGCTAAAAAGCGCCATACAAGATTATTTAGAAACGACAGAGACTACATTCGTAAACGATCTGCCTACAATTATTACGCAGGCAGAAGAGCGAATACTCAAGTCGGTTCAGTTGCCTGATTTTAGAAAGAACGCAACAGGCACAACTACGCAGTCAAACCCTTACTTGGCCGTGCCTTCTGATTTTCTGGCCACATACTCTTTGTCTATAGACAATAGCGGCTATGAGTTTCTTATCAGAAAAGACGTTAACTTTATCCGCGAGGCGTATCCTGTTGCTACAACTACAGGAGTGCCAAAGCACTATGCACTGTTCAATGAACAAGTGTTTATATTGGGGCCAACGCCTAATGGCAACTTTTCGGCAGAGATACATTATTTTTACAAGCCTCAGTCAATAACGGTTGCGAGTGATGGCACAAGCTGGCTCGGAACTAATGCAGAAAATGCTTTGCTTTATGGCTCTTTAGTTGAGGCATATACATTCTTGAAGGGCGAACCTGATCTTCTTCAGTTGTATTCAACTAGATATAACGAAGCATTAGAAGACTTGAAGGCTTTGGGCGAGGGATACAACACGACAGACAGCTATAGATCAGGCGCTGTAAGGGCTGCTAGATAGTGTTGTTTGAGGCATCTACCCTTGAGATAGGAAGCGTTACTGTCTCTACTACAAGCAATAAAGGTCACAGCCCTGAGTTTTGGGCTGAGTCTGCTGCTAATAAGATTGTAAGCGTGGGTGGTGATTGCCATCCAGTTATAGCAGAACAAGCAAGGGCGTTTAAGCAATCAGTCTTGAAGGTCGTTGAATACTATATTAAGCAGGCAATAAAGAGTGACAGGACAACTCTTATTGGCGAACTTGAAGCACAAGGCCAGAGTGAAATGGCTGAAATTATTAGGAGATTGTAATGAGCATCACAACAGCTATGTGTACCAGCTTCAAGCAGGAGCTTTTAGAGGCAGTGCATAATTTTAAGAACACTGGAGGCAACACGTTTAACCTTGCGCTCTATACGAGCAGTGCGACTTTAAACGCCAGCACAACTGCGTACACAACATCAAACGAGGCAAGCGGCACCAACTACACCGCTAAAGGAGCTTCCTTGACCCGTGTAGACCCAACTACTTCCAGCACTACAGCTTTTACAGATTTTGCAGACCTAACATTCTCAAATGCTACAATCACTGCAAATGGGGCACTTATATTCAATGATTCTGCCTCTGGAGATCCTGCGGTGTGTTCACTGGCTTTTGGTGGCGACAAGACAAGCACTGCTGGAGATTTTACGATTGCGTTTCCAACAGCAGATGCATCAAACGCGATAATAAGAATCGCTTGATATGCTGTGGCTCAACAAGCTCAACAGAGGCAAATGACCGAAGAAGAGTATTTGAGATGGGTAAAACAGCAGCAAGATCAAAGTCATAATCAATAGAGAGACAGAGATGCCAGCAGCAAAAAAACCAGCAAAAAAGAAAGCCAAATCAAGGGTTAACGAGGCTGGTAACTATACCAAGCCTGAGATGCGAAAGAGGCAGTTCAATCGCATCAAGGCTGGCAGCAAGGGCGGCAAGCCGGGGCAATGGTCGGCGCGTAAAGCCCAGATGTTGGCAAAGGCTTACAAAGATGCTGGTGGTGGCTACAAGTAATGACCCTCAAAAAGTCTCAAAAAAGCCTTAAAAAATGGACTAAGCAGGACTGGGGAACCAAGTCAGGCAAGCCATCTACTCAAGGTAAAAAAGCCACGGGAGAAAGGTATCTCCCCAAAAAGGCTCGTCAGGCTTTAACAGACAAAGAATACGCAGCAACAAGTAGAAAGAAGAAGGCTGATACAAAGAAAGGTAAGCAGCACTCTAAGCAGCCCAAAAAGATAGCCAAGAAGACAGCAAGGCACAGGAAATAGCGTGTGGCAATTGTTAATGGCTGGGGCAGAGGAACTTGGGGTGAGGGCGCGTGGAACGAGCCTGATGTTGTCGAGCCTACGGGTGTCGCTGGCACAGGTGCTGTTACGACAGTCACTGTTGACGCAGAAGCAAATACCCCTGTCACAGGCGTTTCTGGAACGTCAGCGGTTGGGTCAGTCACAGTTGCGGCAGCAGCCAATGCGTCAGTTACGGGGATATCTGCAACAGGGTCTATTGGCTCGGTTACAGTTACGGGAACATCTAACGTCACTCCAACTGGTGTCGCTGGTACGGGCGCTGTCACAACGGTCACTGTTGATGCAGCAGCAAACACATCGGTTACCGGAGTTTCTGGAACAGGTTCAACGGGTACTGTTACAGCTACTGGCGCGGCGATTGCCAGCCCCACAGGTATTTCTGCAACAGGGTCTATCGGCTCGGTTACGGTTACTGGCATTGGCAACCTCACCCTTACAGGCGTGTCTGCGAATGCGAGCGTCGGTGATGTATCGGTTTCGGGCGGTTCAGTCGTTGTGCCTACTGGCGTTAGCGGTACTGGCGCAACTAATACGTCAAATGTATGGGGTCTTGTTGATAACGACCAGACGCCTAGTTGGTCAACCATATCAACGAGTCAAACACCTAGTTGGTCTGAGGTTTCAACAACTCAAACACCTGATTGGGAAGAGGTAGCTTAATGGTACGCAAAGTAAAAAAAGTTATTAAAGGCTTAGAGAAAGCATCTAAGACTCACAAGAAGCAAGCAGAAACGCTCAAAAAACATATAGCTTCAGTGAAGAAACCAAAGGCTAAAAGTCGGAGAAAGTAAATGGCAACTTATGTAAATGACCTTCGGCTGAAGGAAATCGCCACTGGGGATGAGGCAGGAACTTGGGGAACAAGTACAAATACCAACCTTGAATTAATTGCAGAGGCATTTAGCTTTGGCACAGAAGCGATCACGACGAATGCTGATACTCACACTACTACTATTGCTGATGGTTCTACTGATCCCGGTAGGAGTATTTTCCTTAAGTACACTGGCACACTCGATTCTGCTTGCACAATAACTATTGGCCCAAACACTGTTAGCAAGCTGTGGCTCATAGAGAACGCTACCAGCGGGTCACAGACGATCATTATTAAGCAAGGCAGTGGGGCTACGATCACAGTCCCGAATGGTCAGACCAAAGCTATTTACTCTGACGGTGCTGGCTCTGGCGGCGCGATGGTTGATGCGTTCCAAGACCTGTCGATCCCCGATCTGTTCATTGACGATGACCTCACAATCGGCGACGACCTGACGTTCACCTCCGACAGCGCAGTCATTACTTTTGGCGCAGACGGTGATACCACACTAACGCACACAGACGGATCTGGCCTAACGCTGAACAGCACAAACAAGCTAATGTTCAACGACGCGAGCCAGTTCATACAAGGCTCGTCTGCTACGGTATTGTCGTTGGGGGCGACGGATGAGATTGATCTTACGGCTACCCTCATAGACATCAACGGTAACGCAGACGTATCAGGCACTGTTACCGCGACAGGCACATCCGTATTCGCAAGCCTAGACATCTCAGGCGATATAGACGTTGATGGCACCACTAACCTAGATGTTGTGGACATTGATGGTGCTGTGGATATGGCTTCTACTTTGGCTGTTGGTGGCGTTCTGACTGCCAACGCTGGCG